ATGCATCCAGAACTAGAAGCAATTATTCCAAAAATAGTTGCAACAGAATTTACAGATGATGGAGAAGTAGAAGGACCAGGAACAGGAACTTCAGACTCTATCCCAGCATTATTATCAGATGGTGAATTTGTATTTACAGCAAAAGCAGTTAAGCATCTTGGTGTAGACAAATTAAGAAAGATGATGAAACAAGCAGAAGAAGCTTATGATGCTGGAATTAAATCTCAAGCTGACCAGCAAGAGATGGTATAAAGAATTTATAGAGAAAGGTAACTCTATGAATAGACAAGCTACCTTATAATAAATTTTTATTATAAGCCCTTGTAGCTTCGTTTTAAAAAGAAACACCTACCTTAGCTACCTTCAGTTAAGAAGCCCTAAAGGAGGAAATATGAGTAATGAAAACGAAGAAGGACTAAAAAAAGTCGCAGCAAATCCGTACAACATGAGGAAAGCTTGGCATACAGAAAACTCTATGCCGAAGCCACTCCAAAATGCTGACTCTGGTTTGTATGTGCCAAACCCTGCTAGTAACAGAGATGAATCAAATGCTACTGCTGATAACAGCAACCCAGATGATTCTAACGATGATACTACAGCTACTGTGGATAAGGTTCAAGATTCTGCATTAAATGTTGATTCTAACCCTTATGCAAAGGTTGATTACAAAAAGAGGTACGATGACCTCAAACGATACTATGATAGGAAACTAGGTGAATGGAATAGTAAGGAGAATGAACTTAAAACACAATTAAGAAACAATGCTCCTAAATATACACCACCTAAATCTGCTGAAGAGCTAGAAGCTTTTAAGAATGATTATCCTGACATATATGGTGTTGTGGAAACCGTGTCTCACTTGCAGTCTTCAAATCAAATTAAGACTATGCAAGAAGAACTAGAAGAGTTAAAGAAAACTAACAAAACTTTACAACAACGTGAAGCAGAGTTAGAACTTTCTAAATATCATCCAGACTTTGAGAATATCAAAGAGTCAGATGATTTTCATGAGTGGGCAGATGCTCAACCAATGGAAATTAAAAAATGGATATATGAAAATAATTCTGATGGTAAACTTGCTGCAAGAGCAATTGACTTGTATAAGAAGGACCGAGGACTTGGCTTAGATAAAAAAAACCAAAAGAAGCAACCAAGGAATGATGGAGCTGATTTGTTAGTAAAAACTACTGAACAAGTTCAAGTTCCTAACTCTAAGGAGAAGTTCTTTAAACGTTCTGATATTGCTAAAATGTCAGATGTTGAGTTTATGGAATATGAGAAAGAAATTCTAAAAGCTCAAAGGGAAGGTAGAATTATAGATTAATTTTATCTTTTATTTTTTTATTAACCAATAACTAAAAGGAGTATAACTATGGCAAAATTTGCTGGTGGTTCTACGTACAACTTTGGATTAGGTGTTGCAGGTCAAACTAATGGGTTTTTTATTCCTGAAGTCTATTCAAAGAAAGTACAAATAGCTCTAAGAAAAGCTGCTGTTGCAGAAGCAATCTGTAACACAGACTATATGGGCGAAATCTCAAGCTTTGGTGATACAGTAAACATTATCAAAGAACCTCAAATTAGTGTAAACGATTACACTAGAGGTTTAGCTGTAACATCAACTAACTTAACAGACCAAGAACTTGTTCTTACAATTGACCAAGCTAAGTCTTTTGCATTCAAATTGGATGACTTAGAGAAAAGATTTTCTCATGTTAATTTCCAAGCGATTGCTTCAGACAATGCTGCGTACAAATTGAGAGATGCAATGGATGCTAATATCATGACTGCAATTTCTGCAGGTGCTGGTGTAACAACTGGTATGGGAACAACTTCTGTTCCGATTGACATTGGATTCGGTTCTGGTGAAGTTGACCCTCTAAACCAAATGGCTTTAGCTGCGAAAGAGTTGGATGAAAACAACGTTCCAGAAGAAGGCAGATGGTTTGTGGCAGCTCCTGAGTGGTACAATGTTTTATCAAACACAGCTTCTAAATTATTAACTGTTGACTTCAACGCAGGTCAAGGTTCAATTAGAAACGGTTTGGTAGCATCTGGATTACTTAGAGGTTTCCAAATGTACAAATCTAATAACTTACCAACTAATGACTTAACTGGTGCTTCACCAGCAGGTACTGCTACGCAGCCTGAAGCTTTATTTGGTCATATATCTGCAGTATCTGCTGCTTCAGCAATGAACAAAGTAGAAACTGTTAGAGATACGGCTACATTCAGCGATATCGTTAGAGGTCTAATGGTATGGGGTAGAAAAGTATTAAGAGATGATTCAGTAGGTAAAATTATCTACGTTATCGACTAATAGTAATTAATGGTAGGGGGTAGCAATATCCCCTACTATTTTATAATAAACAAATAGGATTTAATATGCCAATGAAAAAAGCAATGCCAGGTGGCAAAGTAGTAAATAAAGGTAAATATAAACACGGTGGTAAAGTACACTCTGCATCAGATAAAAAGAAAATGATGTATGGTGGAATGATGTCAAAAAAGAAAAAGTAATTTATGGGTATATTGTCTTCACCTGCTTGGACTCGTAAAGAGGGTAAAGACCCTAAAGGTGGTTTGAACGCAAAGGGTAGAGCATCTTATAATAAAGGTCGAACTAAGACTGGCAAGAAAAGAAATCTTCAACCACCTGCACCCAATCCTAAAAATAAAAAAGATGCTGGTAGAAGAAAAAGTTTTTGTGCAAGAATGCGTGGCATGAAAAAGAAATTAACTTCTGCTAAAACAGCAAGAGACCCTAATTCAAGAATTAATAAATCATTAAGAGCATGGAATTGTTAAATGGCTAAAACTTATCTATCAATGACTAACGAACTGTTAGTTGAAATAAATGAACCTGAACTTACAAGTATAACTGGTGCTGTAGCAATACAAAAATTTGTAGCTAACTGTGTTAACAGAGCTTACTTTGATATTGTAGATGCTCAAGACACATGGTCATGGTTAACAACTTCAGCTCCTCAAAATAATTATAATGGTAATACTTATATAGAAACTGTTGCAGGTACTAGATGGTACTTATTAAAAGCAGGTTCATCAAGTGTTGATACTGATTATTCAAATGTAGACTGGGATAGTTTTACATTAACTGAAGAAGGTGTGACAGGTAAAACTGCACCTTATACTATTCATAGTTTATCTTTTGTAACATTAGAAACTTGGAAAGATTTTTATGCATCAAGTGAAGAACAAGATAAATCTAATCAACAAAATTATGGAGTACCTACTAAAATTTTAAGAAGTGAAGATGGTAGAAGATTTGGTTTATCTCCAATTCCAAATGGAGTTTATAGAATTTATTTCAATGCATTTAATAGACCATCAGAATTAACTAATGATACTGATGTAGTATTATTTCCAGAACAATATAAACCTGTACTATTAGCTAGAGCAAGATATTATATTTATCAATTTAAAGATAATATTTCTCAAAGTCAATTAGCTTTAGATGAATATAAAAAAGGTTTAAATAAAATGATTGAACAATTAAATGCTCCACAACCTAAGTATGTGGAAGATGATAGAAGATTATTTATATAAAGGAATAATAAATGCCAACGCAAGGAGCTTCCATTACTGTACAAGGTGGCTTGGATTTAGTTTCAAGTTCACATGCTTTATTTAGAACTCCTGGTGCTGCAACTAAATTACAAAATTTTGAATCTTCTACAACAGGTGGTTATCGAAGAATAAATGGTTATCAAAAATGGGGAACTACAAGTGCTGTAAGTCCATCTGGAACTGTTACTGATTTAATACATGGTTTAAAAAATTATGCTAATGGCATAATAGTTGCTCAATCTGATGATTTATATTTTAGTACTACAGGTACTTCATATGTTCAAATAAATAAAGATACTTTTACAACAGGACCAGGAACAGTTTCTATTTCTTCAGGTTCTGCTACAGTAAATGGAACTGGTACTTCATTTACAACAGACTTTGCTGCAGGTGATGATATTAAAATAGTTTCTCCTATTAATGGAACTAATATTTATAAAATTTTATCTGTAACTAGTAATACAATATTAACTTTAGAAACAACTGCTATTACTAGTAGTACACAAAATAATTTAACATATGGTATTGGAGGAATACTTGTAGGTAGTTTACCTGCTGCTACAACATTACCTAGAACAAATCAATCAAATGTTAAATTTGTAAATTTTGAATCTACAGGTGGTCAAAATGGTACTTTATATTTTGTAGACGGAGTTAATAAAATAGGTGAATTTTCTATACATGATGATGGTACTTATCATTATGAAGACTTAAATAATACTTCTCCAGTTGGTTGTTCTTTAATAGAAAGATATGCGGAAAGAATTATTGTAGCTGGACAAACTTTAAATCCAAGTACTGTATATTATAGTACTAGATTAAAACCTTATGATTTTACAGGTGCTTCAGCAGGTTCAATTGATGTAGGTGATATAATAACAGGGATTAAAGTTTTTAGAAACAGCTTAGTTATATTTTGTAAAAATAGTATATATGAGTTGACAAACCTTGATTCTACTCCTATAATTAAATCAGTAACTAAAAACATTGGTTGTGTAAGTGGAAATTCAATTCAAGAGATAGGTGGAGATTTAATTTTTCTAGCACCTGATGGATTAAGAACAGTTGCTGGTACTGCTAGAATTGATGACGTAGAATTAAGTTCTATCTCTAGAAAAATATTACCATTAATTAATGACTTATTAGATAACATTGGTAATTATACTTTATCAAGTATTGTTATTAGAGAAAGAAGTCAATACAGATTATTTTATTATCAATCTGGTCAAGCTGATTCAGGACAAAGAGGAATCATAGGAACATTTAAATATAGTTCAGATGGTATACCTGCTTTTGAATGGAGTCAAACAAAAGGTTTACCTGTAAAATTTTGTACATCAGATTTAGATAATTCAGGTACAGAAGTTATTTACCATGCTGATGAATCTGGTTACATCTATCAACATGATACTGGAAATAGTTTTGACGGTAATAATGTTGACGCAGAATTTCAAACACCAGATATGGACTATGGTGATAATGGTTTAAGAAAAAGTTTATACAAAGTAAAAGCTAATATTGAACCTGAAGGAACACAAAACGATTTACTATTAAGAGTAAGATATGATTTTGATAGTTCAGAAGTTCCACAACCTGGAAATTTTAATGTAGGTAATTTAAGTTCTGCATCATTATTTGGTTCAGCAGTTTTTGGTACAGCATTATTTGGAGCATCAAGTTTACCTAGTAAAAGTATTTTAATTACAGGAAGTGGGTTTTCAAATAATTTTAAATTTTTTAGTAATGATACTAATGCTCCATATTCAGTAAACGGAATGTTTGTTTCATTCATAGCAGGAGGAAGAAGATAACATGGCAGGATATACTAGACAAAGTTCATTTATTGATGGTGATACTATATCGGCATCATTATTTAATAATGAATACAATCAACTATTAGCAGCATTTAATAATTCAACAGGACATAAACATGATGGTACTGCTGCTGAAGGACCTGTTATAGCTTTAATTGGAGATGCAGGATTATCAAGTCCTTTAAATAAAGTATCTATTGACACTTCAAATAATGAAATAGAATTTTTTATTAATGTAGGTTCAGTAGCAACTCAACAATTTAAAATTGTAGATGGTGCAATTGTACCAACAACAGATAATGATATTGATTTAGGTACATCATCTTTAGAATTTAAAGATGCATACTTTGATGGTACAGTAAATTTAGATGCATTAGTAATTGGTGCTTCAAGTGCTATTACAAGTGTTGATACAGATTTAAATTCAGTATCTGCAAGTGATGATACATTAGCTAGTGCTAAAGCAATTAAAACTTATGTTGATGCACAAGTAACAGCTAGTGCTTTAGATTTTATAGGTGATACTGGTGGTGCTCAATCAATTGATTTAGATTCACAAACTTTAACTATTGCTGGTGGAACAGGTATTGATAGTGTAGGTTCTGCTCAAACAATAACTTTAAATATAGATTCATCAGTTGCAACACT